CTATCGACAAGGTGAAGGCGAATGACCCTGGAGATCTTTTGACAACGGAGCTGACTCAGCAAGTCGGCATGCCGAAAGTTAATCAGGGCTACGATCTCCAAGAGGCTTTGATCGAGGCTTTGCGAACGAATAGCGACGGTCTTTTCGGGGAGGCTGCACGAAGGCTTACTCCTGAAAACCGGGACCTTGGACTTCTGATGCTTGATGGTATTCGCAGGGTTGAGAAGCGGTATGTCACCGAGGTGGACAAGCTCCCCGAGGCGCAGTCTTTCAATGCCATCTATCGTAATAACAAGACGCTTTTACAAGACGCAATTGAGATTGCGGGCAAGGCATTTCCTGCTACCGGCACTGATCGAATAAAGTTGGATCCGGAGTTGGAAGGAGCTTTACAGGCTTTGCGAACCTCCAAGGCAAAAGTTGTTATGGGCGACATAACACTTACTTCTTCGCAGCTTGCCCCTGAAGTTCGTCAACAGGCGGCGGATTATGCTCGGGACATCGTAAAAACACGCGAGGCCCGGATGCGCCCATCCGGGGCACAGTTGTACGCTGAAGGCGGGATTGTGTCGATGATTCCGAAAGTTGTGAAAAATTATCATGCCGGTGGCGGGGTTCATAGCCACTCGATGGGTTTTTACGATCCTACTCGGCAGAGTGTGCAGTATTTTTACAATGAAGCTGGTGATTTTGACAGTGCGCTACGTCGAACACCCAGCCCTATAGAAGCGCAAACGGGTGTTTATGTTGGTGATTTCAATCCACCTCCGCCAACAAGTTACAGACCGTCAAAAGAAGGCCCACCGACAACCGATCTTGTGTTTGACGAGGCCACGAATACATACCCGCTGACCGCGGATCAACAAACATTATTAGATGCTGCGCGTCAGTTTATGTTGGGCAATCTGGAATATGAAGTGGACATGCGAAGTCTTGAGGGCCCCGAGACTTATGGTCTGATGGCTTCGGCTTTTGACATGGACCCAGTCCGACAACGCCAAGCTTTGAATGCTTTAGGGGTCACAAGCTTGATTCCACAACTCATGGCCGAGGAACGTGCTATTTTCACAAGCATGCCTGCGGTGATGAGCCCTGAGTCTGCACAAATTTTCAACAACAACTACGGCACTTATTTTCCTTTCTATGATCAAATCATTATAAATCGTGAGGCTATAAACGAGTCGATCGACGAAGGAATAGATTTTCAAGGTGAGCTCACGAATATGCACGAGCTTTTACATGCAGGCATAAATAAACGCATGGCCGATATGGTCAAAAGACGCCCAACATACTTTCAAAGCCTTGGTAAAAGCATTTTCGGCCCCGCTTCGCCTGCACTCTCAAGACCAGGGTCTGGTAAAGATTTTAGCAGCGAAGACGCGGTCATTTTGGAAAACCAACCTTCCGGTGAAGGGCCCTTCCAAGAATATCTGTATGATATCAGACGTTTTTATGCTTACGACAATGTGCCTGAACAAAATCGTCGGATATTTGAAGACATTAATGAGGCTGCGATAACACTTGAGCAACGAGCGGGCGCTTTGCGGAACGATTTTGAAGTAGCTAAAATTGTTGGTTCCGGTGGGCCAACTGAAAATCTTGTTTTGGAGGTAGAGGCCGCTGCGGGCGAAGCAAAATTGCGTGCCGAGACGGGCTTTCAGGGTTTAATAAAGCCTTATTTAACAAGCGTTGGAGGGCCGTTCGGCAAACCAGAGTTTGATTTGGAACATTCGCTTGTTGCGGTGCCTACCACCTTGCAGTTTTTGCCACAAGCCGCTGAACAGGGGCCTTTGTTCCGTCAGGTACAAAATGTATCTGCGCTCACAAACTATGCAGGGCGTTATCTTCCTGAAGAATCAAAATTTAAGGTAGAAGACCGGATTGTAGATTCAGGATTGTTACAAAAGTATCCGTTAATGGATCACTATTTTTATTTTGGAACGCTTGGACCTCACTACAAAGACGGGCAAATAATTGATCCGCCTGGCTTTGAGGTGTTTGATAAAGACAGTCGTAGATTTTATGGAGATCTGTTGGATGGCTTGTTGGATGGCAGATTCACGTCTGCTACGACCGCAAATATAAGGAATCCTGATCTACAACCGCTGCTTCAACAAATAAAAGGCTATCAGTTAGAAGTAGTTGACTTAATACTTGACGAGCATCGTTCTTTGACGTCCAGATTCCGAAAGGATATTATTGAGCCTGGAATGAGCGGGGCCGAGGTTACAGGTGAAGACATTGCCCTGGAAGACACATTTATCGACGTAGGTGCGGGTCGTTAAGGTGTACGAATGCACGGTTGGATATTAGTCTTGGTTGTCGCGCACAGTCCTGTAAGTTTTGGCGTAGAGCCTTTGGCTTTCAGTGATACAATGGCAGAATGCTATTTTCACAGCACCGTCATCGATTTGGATGACGAGCTGCAATTTAACAGTGAGATGCTTTGCATCCGCGTAGAGGGCGAAGAATGGCTAGACCTCCAGTAAGCTTGATGGAAGACAACGTGCCGTCGCAGATTGCGATGGACGAACTAGCCGCAGAGGTAGAAATCGAATCTCCAGGCGCAGAAATAATGTCAAAAGACATTATGGTCGAGCTTGAGGAAGACGGTGGGGCGATGATCTCGTTTGGTCCAGAGGTCACGGACCGCGGATCTATGGATTTCTATGATAATTTGGCAGAGGGATTGGATGATCGAGTGCTTGATTCAATTGCCTCCGACCTTTTGAGTGAGTTTGACGCAAATAAATCAAGCAGACAGGAATGGGAAGATGCTTATGCTAACGGTTTGGAGCTGTTGGGATTCTCTTATGAGGAAAGATCAGAGCCTTTCCGTGGGGCTACAGGCGTCACCCATCCCCTTTTGGCGGAAGCTGCGGTGCAGTTTCAGGCGCAAGCTTTCAATGAGCTGCTGCCACCTTCCGGCCCAGTGCGCACGGCAATCGTAGGCTCTGCGACTAAGGAAAAAGAAGACCAAGCGACGCGCGTGAAGGAGTTTATGAATTTTTACATCACAAATGTGATGGAAGATTACACGCCTGATATGGATCAACTGCTGTTTTACCTGCCTTTGGCGGGCAGCACCTTCAAAAAAGTGTATTATGACGAGGGATTAGGCCGCGCGGTAAGTAAATTTGTCCCAGCAGAAAATCTTGTGGTGCCTTACGAGGCTGCGGACCTCGAAAGTTGCCCAAATGTCACCCATGTTGTAAAAATGTCACTAAATGAGTTGCGAAAAAAGCAGCTCAACGGCTTTTATCTCGATATTCCGGTTCTTCCTGCGCAATCATCTGATGGCGGGGCTCTACAGAATGAGTTGGATCAGCTCAAAGGTATCGAACCATCTACAATTGATTATGATTGTACCCTTTTAGAGTGTCATGTTGACCTAGATATAGAGGGTTTTGAGGATACGAGCGAAAACGGTGAGGCGACAGGTATCAAAATACCGTATGTCGTGACTATTTCACAGGATAACGGTCAAATACTGTCAATTCGTCGTAATTATCGCGACGATGATGAGCAAAAGAAAAAAATACAGTATTTTGTGCACTATAAGTTCTTGCCGGGCTTCGGTTTTTACGGTCTTGGGCTTATACACACGATTGGCGGGCTGTCACGGACCGCCACAGCGGCACTGAGGCAGCTAATCGATGCCGGTACGTTATCCAACCTCCCAGCGGGGTTCAAAGCCCGCGGATTGCGTATTAGGGATGATGAGGATCCGCTTCAGCCTGGGGAGTTTCGCGATGTTGATGCCCCCGGAGGGGCTATTCGTGACAGCCTAATGCCGCTGCCGTTCAAGGGCCCAGACAACACTCTGTTCCAATTGATGGGCTTTGTTGTTGAGGCCGGTCGAAGGTTTGCAACAATTACTGATTTGAAGGTTGGTGACGGCAACCAGCAGGCTGCTGTGGGCACAACTATTGCCATGTTGGAACAGGGTTCTCGTGTGATGAGCGCTGTTCATAAGCGCTTGCACTATGCGATGCGCCAAGAGTTTAAAATTTTGTCTAGGGTCATGGCAGAAAGTCTGCCTCCCAGCTACCCGTATGAGATTGAGGGCACCTCTTCTGAGATTTTTGCCAAAGATTTTGATGACAGAATTGACGTCATTCCTGTTTCAAACCCAAATGTGTTCAGTCAAGCGCAACGAATTGCGTTAGCACAAACTAAAATGCAGCTTGCTGTGCAGGCTCCTGAGCTGCACAACATGTATGAAGTGTACCGGGACATGTATGAGGCCCTTGGCGTTCGTGACATTGATAAGGTGTTAAAAGCACAAAGCGAGAAAAAACCAGAGCCGAAAGATCCGGCACAAGAGAACATTGATGCTTTAGAAAAATCACCAATGGTTGCCTTTCCTGGACAAGATCATCAGGCGCATATACTCGCTCATCTGGTTTTTGGCGCGTCACCAATGGTCGGCGCTATGGCGGATGTCGCTATGGCAGTACAGAAACACATCATGTCTCATGTTCAAATCCAAGCTCGCGAGATGGCAGCGCAGCAACTACAATTTGATGGTGAAGGCACCCCTGAACAAAAAATGCAGTTTGAGGCCCTGACTGCCCAGATGGTGGGGCAGCTTATGCAGGAAGTTCAACAACTTAGCAGGTCTATTTCTGGTGGTCAGCAAGGTGCTGATCCTGTTGTCGCTCTCAAAGAGCAAGAGCTCCAGATACGAGCTCAAGCAGAACAGAATGATGCAGACATTGACCGTCAAAAACTTCAACTCCAGCAAGGCGCTCAGGAGGAGAAGGCACGGCAATTTAATGAGCGCATAGCAAGTCAAGAGCGCCAAACACAAGCAAGGATTGACGCTTCTATTAGAAGAGAACAAATGAAAGGAACACAGTGATGAGTGTCGTCAAAATTGTAACAAACACGCCCGGCAAGGCCCCGAAAGCTACCAAAACTGAGGGCATAAAAGACGTAAAAGTTCCCGAGGGCATGGTCCCAATGACGGCTCGTGGTATGGGGGCGGCAAAAAAAGGCGGCTCATACATGGGTTGCAAATGACTGCTAAAAAATCTTTCCAGCGTGACACGAAGTACTCCGAGTACGATTTAGACGGTGATGGCACGATCACCGATTCAGAGCTTGCTCACGCAAAAGAGATGAAACACGAAGAGGCTGAGCTGCGTAAATTGTTAGCTCAGCGGCGTATGGCAACTTACACGCTTATCGGTATGGCCGTGTTCACGGTTATGTTATTTATGCCCTTTGTTCCAGATAAACGGATTGAGCTCTTGAGCGATGTATCCGATCTGTTCTATATTACCGGTGCGGGCATCGTCGGAGCATACATGGGCGTTAGCGCATGGATGAGCCGCAAATAGGAGAGACCGATGTTGCAAGCGTTAATAGGCCCCCTAGCCAATCTTGCAGGTACATTCCTCGAAAAGAAAGTCACTGAGCAAAAAGCAAAAGCTACTCTTGCTCAGACTGAAGCTGAAGCAAAAGCTGAAATAATGAAAACTGCTGCCACCCACGATTCGAAGTGGGAGTTGATCATGGCGCAGTCCACTCAGACCTCCATAAAAGATGAAATTGTTACCGTTATTATTCTAATACCCGTTGTATTGGTTTTCATTCCGGGCATGGAGGATGTCGTAAAAAATGGATTTGATCGGCTCAATGAGCTGCCGGAGTGGTATACATATCTGCTGTTTTTAACATGCAGCGCGGCACTGGGAATCCGCGGCTTGGACAAATTCCGAAACATGAAGAGGTGAGATCATCGATGCTATAAGAATTTCCATGTTTGTTCTTGAAAAGATTGAATCTCGCCGAGAACAAATATGCCAAACGCTACAGTTCAAGGGTGTCTCTGATATGGAAATGTACAGAGAATTGATGGGAAACCTAGACTCCTTGGACTTCATTGAACAGGAACTCAAGAGCCTGCTAGATAAACAGGAGCTATTAGATGACTGAGGCTGCGACGCCTATCACGGAGGCACTCTATGTGTCTTCAGAGGACAGAGTCCTCGATCCCTCTCTTTTGGATAAATCCCTCAAGGATCGTATGCCCACTCCCACGGGGTGGCGTATTTTAGTTTTGCCATACAAGGGCAAAGGAAAAACTGAGGGAGGCATAATCATTCCGGGAAAAACCCAAGAGGAATACGACATCGCCACCCAAGTGGGGTATGTCGTCAAAGTAGGAGAGCTTGCTTACGAAGATCGCACAAAATTTCCTAGCGGCGCTTGGTGTAAATCAGGTGATTGGGTTTTGTTTGCTCGCTATGCTGGGTCTCGTTTGAAAATTGAAGGCGGTGAGGTCCGTCTTTTGAATGACGACGAGATACTTGGCACTGTCCTAGACCCTGATGACCTAATCCATATTTGAGGTAAAAATGTCCACACAAGTGAAAGAAAAACAGGACGAACTTTTTGAGGCTGAAGATCGTGTTGAGGCGGTTGAAGTTGAAGTAGAAACTCCTGAAGAATCTGCTGCGGAAACTGTGGCAGAATCGGAGCCCGAGCCGGAACAACCTTCCGATGAGGAGCACAAATCAAAAGTTTCCGACACCAAGCGACGTATTGATCAGCTCACCAAAAAAATGCGTGAGGCTGAACGCCGTGAAGAAGAGGCCATTCGTTATGCGCAAGCACGACAAGCCGAGGCTGAGTCGCTTCAAGCTCGTTTGAATGACTTAGATCAGTTCGCACAAACGCAGTTCCGGGAAAATGTCGATACTCAGCTCGAAGACGCAAAAAATCAAATGCGTCAGGCTCTTTCGATTGGCGACTCAGAACAGGCTGTAGCGGCGCAGGAGCGCATTGCACAGCTGACTGTGTCCAAACAGGCCCCGACAGCCCCAGAACCTGCGAATGCCCCGTCTACGGCCGCTCCAGAGCCCTCACAGGCCCCGCCTGCTCCGAGGCCCCGTGACCCTCGTGCAGAGCGGTGGGCAGATGAAAACGAGTGGTTTGGAAAAGACCAAGCCATGACTTATGCAGCTTTTGGGATACATAAAGAGCTTGTCGAAAAGAAAAGGCTAGACCCGAAAACTGAGGATTACTATACTGCTTTGGATGAAGCTATGCGGAGAGAATTTCCGCATAAATTCGAAGACCCCGGTGTGGAAGAAGAGCGTAAACCGATTCAGAACGTCGCTTCCGCTTCAAGAACCGCCAAAAAATCTGGATCGAAAAAAGTGCGTTTGACTGAAAGAGAGGTCGCCATTGCCAAAAAGCTTGGAGTCCCGCTTGAGGAATACGCCAAATACGTTAAGAGGTAGACAATGTCCGATACAAACGAAGTAACCGCTGTAAAAGGCACTGATCGTTCCTCTCGCGCAACTAAGACTAGGGAGAAGCAAGCAAGGCGTAAGCCTTGGGCTCCTCCGTCCATGCTAGATGCACCGCCTGCGCCCGATGGGTATAAACATCGTTGGATACGGGTTGAGACTCGCGGCTTTGACGATCGAAAAAATGTCAGTGCCAAGCTTAGAGAAGGTTACGAGCTCGTCCGTAGAGATGAATATCCCGATTTTGAGGCCCCGACAATAGATTCAGGTAAATTTGAGGGTGTGTTTGGAGTCGGTGGACTTGTTCTTGCTCGCATTCCGTTAGAGACAGTGGCTGAAAGGACTGAGTATTTCCAAGGGAGATCCAAGGACCAGATGGACGCCGTCGATCACGACATGATGAGAGAGAACGCTCATTCAACGATGACGATCACGAAACCTGAACGTCAATCCCGTGTAACCTTTGGAGGCACTAACAAATAGTGTCGAAGGAGAATAGAAGATGGCAAATGCACTAACTGGTGGCTTTGGTCTTCGTCCGGTTGGGATTACGGGTGGTGAATCTAATAACATGGGCCTGACCCAGTATGAGATTGCCAGCAACAATACTAATGCCATTTACAAAGGCGGTATTGTAATTCCCACATCGGACGGAGTCATTACCATTACGGATCAAGCGGTCGCCCCGCTTGGCGTTTTCAACGGCTGTGAGTATGTTGATTCAAACACTAAGAAAACAGTGTTCAACAATTACTGGCCCGGCTCGAATAACGTCAGTGTTGATACGAACTTCCCGATCAAGGCGTTCGTATATGACAACCCAATGCAGCTTTTTGTGGTTGTAGCTGACGGCACGAATACAGATCGTGCAACCGCTCTAGCAGACGTTTTTGCAAACGCATCAATGGCGTCTGTGAATAGTGGTAGCACTAGCACTGGTCAATCGAGCGACATGTTGGATATCAGCACAGCGGCAACAACGGCAACGTTGGACGTTCGTATTGTTGGTCTCTATGAGGATGACGCGAACGTGGATTATTCTGCGGTCGGTCACCAATACATTGTCCGACTCCTGGGCCATTTCAACAGTGGTTTTGCAGCCGCCGTAGGCACCGCTGCAAACACCGGTATTTAAGGAGGGCTTGTAAATGGCTATTTCTCGCGCACAACTGGCGAAAGAGCTTGAGCCTGGCTTGAATGCTCTTTTTGGCCTTGAGTATGATCGTTACGAAAACGAGCATGCTGAAATCTACGACGAAGAAGCTTCGGATCGTGCCTTTGAAGAAGAGGTGATGCTCGGTGGCTTTGGAACGGCTCCGGTCAAATCCGAGGGCGGAACTATTAGCTTCGATGATGCACAAGAGACTTTCACGGCTCGTTATACACACGAGACCATCGCTCTTGCGTTTTCAATAACGGAAGAAGCTATAGAAGATAATTTGTATGACCGTCTCGCGGCGCGTTATACAAAGGCTCTTGCTCGCTCAATGGCTCAGACCAAGCAGATCAAAGCTGCTGCTGTTCTTAATAACGCTTTCAGCACCAGTAGCCCGATTGGTGATGGCGCAGCACTTTGCTCGTCTTCTCACCCGTCCCTTACTGGTAACCAGCGCAATCTTCTGTCAACTGCTGCGGATCTCAATGAGACTTCCCTGGAGCAGATGCTGATTGATATTGCTGGCATTACTGATGAGCGTGGCCTGAAAGTCGCTATTCGTGGTATGAAGTTGATTATCCCGAAAGAACTGCAATTTATTGCGGAGCGGGTAATGAACTCCAATCTTCGTGTTGGAACCGCCGATAACGACGCCAATGCGATCCGTAACATGGGTATGCTTCCGGACGGTGCGGTGGTTAATCACTTCCTTACCGATACGGATGCCTTCTTCATCAAGACGGACGCTCCGAATGGCTTCAAGTACTTCAATCGTTCACCAATCAAAACCGCTCTTGAGGGTGATTTTGACACTGGCAACACTCGCTTCAAAAGCCGCGAGCGTTACAGCTTCGGTGTTTCAGATTGGCGTTGCGTTTTCGGTACACCCGGCGCATAATCATCTTGTTGTGATACGACGTAGCGAAAGGGCGGCACTATTGCCGCCCTTTCTTTTTTGTTATACAGTGTTTCTGGGCTTCACATTAGCTTTGTAGACAGGATCATGCCCACCTGACATTGCACGGACTACAAAGCGAAACCTTGTGCAAGGGGTACTAATATGGCTTCCACCACTTTTTCGGGTCCCGTGACCTCTACTGCCGGTTTCATTTCGGGATCGGATTCTC